CCTATGGTGACGATAACATTATCTCAGTTCGAGACCATCTCACTGAGACCTTTACCCCTGCATCACTTTCCGCAGCGTTCGCATCTCTCGGGATGTCGTACACAGACGAGGAAAAGAATGCGCAGGGGACTGACTTCAAGAGCATATCACAGATATCGTTCCTGAAGAGAGCATTTGTGGAATGTAAACTCACACACAGAATTCTTGCGCCTTTGGCCATCGAGTCAATCTTCAGATCAACACAATGGATCACGCGCAGCTCATCGCCAATACAATCCACGGAGGATAATATTCGCTCCGCGATGGAGGAGTTCGTTTACCACGATGAGCAGACTTACAACAAGTGGTCAACCGCCTTGGTTGCCGCTTCCCGCAAGAATGGAATATCCATTTGCGTCCGCCCGTGGAAACTCATCAGGCAATACTTAGCCAAGAACGATTTCACATCGCTCACGGCTACAGAATTGGCCTGGTTTTGAGCCTACATTTTTGCACTGTTCAAAAAGTAGATGACTGCAATTCTGGACTTAAAATCCACAACACAATACTACTACACTCATTCACAACACGAAAATTACATGTTTTATATTTCATCTCATTTTCACGATAATCAATATGGCATCCTCATCAGACTCCGGCAACCCTGCCGAGACTCTAGTCGGTACACTATCATCAACTTCGCACAACGACAATGTCGGCTTTTCATCATCTGGCCCTGTCAACACGGCCACACATGTCCCACCGCGTACGATTTCCGATCTTATGAAAATTCTCCGTCCCTCCTCAGAGGATGACCACTCCGTTCAATCTTACTTGTCCCGCCCCGTCAAACTTCAGGTGCTTGCATTTGCTAGCAACACCCTGAGAGGACTCGTTATGACCGAACTTGTCATAGATGACTACCTAACATCCGCCGTCACAGCCACCATTGGTGGAATGTGGAAGCAGAAGCTCCAGGGCTTCTACGGTATGAAGGGAACCTTCGTACTGAAGGTGGTCGTCAATGCACAACCCTTTGAGGCGGGCATGTTCCAACTAGTTTATTGCCCGAAATCACAACAATCGAGAAATGGTTACTATCCCTTCTTCATGTCCACCGCTAACCAGGAGTATCGACTCCCATTCGCGAGTGGACTTCCGACCGCACTGTGTAACGTCAACACACAGTCTGAGGTCGAGATTGAATGCCCATATCTCTCACCCACACCATTCTTCAACCTCAAGCATCCCACTGCTCCAAATAACAACTGGGGCTCAGTGATCATCCAGTGCGTTTCCCCGCTCAATACAGGAACCACAGGCGCCACGTGTGACATCACGGTTTATGGTTATTTCAAGGATGTCGAGCTCTTCGGCGCGGTTGCTATGATCGCTCAAGGTCCATCTGGTGCACCTTCGG